TACATATTGTTAATAAATTTTGTAGAAGAATATAAATCGTGGCCAATTAAAAATATCTCTTTTGGTCTTTCTCTTTTTACTGCAACATAACCTGAAGTTGGACCACAGGACCAACCGTGGTCTTTTGGTGTTTTCTTATCACCAAACTCATTCACCATAATATCCATTAGTGATGTTGACATATCTGGTTTCTTAATCCAAGATACTTTGATAGTTGAGTTGTTTACATTCTTTTTATACTTCTCACCATTTCTTTTAATCATCTCAACAATGCCTTTTAAATTGGCACCGTGCATTACAAATTGGTCACTGTCACCTCTTTCATTTGATACAAGTATATCATCTAAATGTTCTTTGGCCTCAACCTCACTCATACCACCATTTACCATAGTTTCATAATGCATTGCTGGTACTTTTGTCCAATCTCTAAAGAAACAAGGTATTTTCTGTGCCACACCAGCGTGATAGATTTCGTGCATCATACCGTGGTCAACTGAACATAATACATCTGGTGTAAAATCTCTATACAAGGCATTACAGCCATAAATCTTACCGTGTTTTCGTAAGTTTTGTAAACTCAAATCTCTACGACTTTCACCATTACCAATACAAAACACTCTACTAGCCATCTACAAAAACCTCTTTCATCACATCTCTCATTTCAACCAAATTATATTGTACAAATGGTTGCATCTTTTTTAATTTCTTACTTACTCCTGGCCAAACAATCTTCTCTTCAATTTGATTATCCCATTTACGGCTGAAGTTAATAATTCTGTTAATGATGTATAAAGTCTGGACATTAATTTTTTTTCTGAGATATAATCGTAAAAGTCTAGGATGTTGTCCGCTAACCACGCCCAAACCAGCATCAAAAGAAAGGCTATTAGAAATAAAGTCATCACAAACCAATACGCAATCATTTCGAAAATGGTACCTATAACTGTCTTGGTATTTTTTCCATTTAATATATTCCTCAGAGCCGTCATTTCTTACTAAATCACCCACCCACTTATTATTATTAACAAGGAAATTACTAACAAAATAAGAAGTAATCTCTCGCTCATCAAATCTTTTAGATAACTTATGAAAAAAGTGCCTATCATTCCGTTTTGTAAAGCTTTCAAGTTTGACATTAACTTTTCCACCATACTTCCCATAGTCATAACTATCGGTAGTAAAATGATTTTTAACTGCCAAATATTCTTTATAAACTTCAAATCCACCATACATACTAGTCTAATAGATACTTAGTCGAAACAGGAAAGTGGTCTTTCATATGTCTAGCAATTTCATATGTTACCATTCTTGTTTCTTCTTGTGCATCTGCTTTGTTCCTTAAATTACATACACGAGCAAAGGCATATACTGTGCCTGACCAATACCATTCTGTCATCATACTTTGAGGTAATATCATTCTTGCCATTTCTGGTGCAATATTGGCCTCTAACATTTGATTATATACTGACTTACACGCCATAGTAATATCTGTAATATCAAACTCAACTTCGGTATCTGCACTACCTTGCTTTTTGTTTTCTGCCTTTTCTCGCCATAAGAAAGGCATATAAAATTCTGGTTCATCATCTACATATCTACGACTTACTTCATTCCACACCAAACCTACTTGGTGTTTAACTAATTGTCTTGCAACAAACACAGGTGCCTTAATTCTAAATTGTAAAGAGGCGTGGCCAAATGGTGACCAATGATTGTGTTCTGCTAGATACTTAATTAGTTTTTCATCTTTATCATCAAATTCTGTTTTTGTTTTTGCGAATGAAACTCGAGCTGCATTTACCACAGACAAGTCACTACCCATTTTATCAATTACTTCTACATTCATACTGGTAATGTTCCTGACTTTTTCTCTTTTAATAGATTTGCGTTCAAAGCTTCTGCTTTGATTTTTTCTTTTAATGGTTTTGATATTAGGCGGGACACGGTTTCTATCTCAATCTTATTTGTTTCACAATACCATACGATAGCGTCCATGTAACTTATTGGTCTTTTTTCTTTTACAACACCCTCAATTATCAAACTAAATTCTTTACTATTCATTATCACCTTTCGATATTGTTAAAAGTGGTAGGTTATTCTGTTGCCAAGAAACCTACCGAAACTCCGTTACCTAGTTAGACTAGGCAGCAAGGGCAAAATTTTCGTTGCCGTTTGTAAATGCGTTTGAGTTCGCCAACTATTACTCTCTTATAAATCTTTCAGCACCTGTCGAACCTACCACACCCCCCATAAGCACACTCAAAGAATGTGTTTATGGTGGAGGTGGAGGGAGTTGCACCCTCGTCCAGTATACCTATTGCATTTATCGTCAACAAGTAATTCTATTCAGCATTTTCACTATTGTAATTGTCGTAAAAATACTTAATCTCAGTTTTCAAGTCCTCTATATAGTCTTTCTTTTCTTTTACGAAAGCCTTAGCAGAACCATCTTCACTAGCCATCAAAATAACAATTTGGTCAACTGGTGTACCAAACATCTCTTCATACATAATTGCATAAGCAGTACATTGCATATAGTAGCCTTTGTTCCACTCATCATTACGCTCTTTGTTGGCTGTTTTAAAATCAATAACAGATAATTTACCATTGTATTCTGCAATACAATCCACCTGTCCTGCAAGTGTCAACTGTTTAGATACCATAATCGTTTCTAAGCAGTGAATATTATCAACTTGTGCCAAGTATGGTTTCAGTATAGTAAACAGACCTAATGGTAATACATCTCTTGTGGAAGGTGTTTCACCTTTCATATATTCTTCAATCAATGTATGTGTCGCCTTACCTCTACGAGCAGCTCGACCCATTTCCCATTTAGCGGCCTCTTCGCCTACATTCTTACGCCATTGTTCCAGGCCTGGTTTTGGTCTGAAACCTAATACGGAAGTGACAGACGGAAACGCCTTGCCATCAACCTCATAAAATCGCATACCATTAATTCGTTTGCCTTTGGTTTTAGGCAGTTTTGTTTCGTCTAGTGTTACAAATGTTTTCATAATATCTCCGTATTTGTATAGTATTCTTTAATATATCACTCTATTCATAATTTGGCAAGCCTTAAATGCCTTTTTTGGCATACATATCATTAATTTTATCTCTCACTTCTTTAAAGGCTTGGTCAATCTTTCAGCTAGTAATAGTCTTAGCTAATTCAGTTGTTTCATTTACACGCCTTGTCCAACCTTTACCAAAGGTATCAAATGTACTCAATTGTTCATAGTATTTTTGTCTTGCCTCTTGGTAATTATCAATAGTCTTTTCAATACCTTGTTCTTCAACATAACCTGATAACGCTCTTAGTGTATTAGGACCAATACCACCATCTGCAACAGTACCAATCATTGTTTGTAGATACTTGGCTGCTCTGCCTGGACCTGCATTTACACCAAAGTCAAAGACGCATAGGTCTAAACCGCCAGGTAAATCATCACCTTTTAGTTTGTCCCAATAACCTTGTTTGTAAATCGGCGCCACATCTTCAACTGTTAAGTCTTTCATATCTTTTGTGCCACCAAATTCTTCATATACTCTTTTAGTAACACCAAGATTAGTTTCGCCACCAGGATCCTTAGGATGATTTACATAACCACCTTCGTGGTGTAAAATCGTTTCTAAACATTTATCGTAGTTTGATTGCATTTAGTTTTTCCTTTGCTTTTAATTTGAGTTTTTTCATCTCTTTTATTTTAGTCCATAGAGTAGAAGACCTATCATTTGCTCGTTGTTGTTCAAGTTCGTTAACTTCTTTCTTCAACTGCTTATGTTTTGTCTTTGCATCCATTTTACCCCCTTGTGAGTTTTAGGATTTTTTCAATTTGTGCCTTAATGATTGGCGCTCTATTTGGCCAGTGAATATAAGGTTCATCACTTTTCATTAAGTTATATAGAAACGGTAATATTACCTTTTCTAAATCTTTAAATCTACTTTCATATGCCTCACTGTTAACTGCTTCTGTAATTGTATCTTTCTCAGCCACAATCTGCATAATCTCATTCATCATAGATTTGATTGATGATACATCATCTTTTACTTTAGATAACTCTAAGTTAGAGTTTTCAATTACGCTTGGGTCAATAGCAGGTGCTGTTTCAGTTGGTTTTGAAACAGGTGTCATTCCCCAATCTTCGCTAAGGTCATACTCTCTTAAATAGTCAGGTATATCTGCCATTACTTACCTCGCTTTTGTTGTTCTTGTCGTTTTCTATGTTTTTCTAAAACTTGTCTTGTTTTAACTTCTTTAATACTCTTCTTACCAAATTGGTCAGCAAAGTTTGATTGTGGATGTGCCTCAGCAATTCTACTTTGCATTTCTCTCCAGCCATTATCATTCTTTAATTTACCTACACCTACCACACCACTTACAATGTTAATTTTTGATATTAACTGTCGCATATGTGGATTCTTTTTTTTAAATTCATCTAGTTCGGCAATTGACATCATTTCTGTTGTCACTTTACCTGTTTTTGTATTTTCAAAATCGTATGTTGGCACTATTTACTCCAAAAATTTAAGTATAGTAAATATGGTACTAAGATAGGATATACAATATGTTCTATCAGTTCATATACTACTAATAATGATAAAACAATTGCCCATATTTTAGATGTTTTGGCTTTGCTAGCAAAAAATCTACTGTGATAGCTTCCTATCTTAGCAATAATTTTATTCATTCGGTTTAAAAGGGTCTTTCTTCTTAAAGTATTTATTCAAAACTTCAAGTTGGTCGTGGTACTCAGCAATGATTTTCAATTCTTTTTCAATCGCTTC